TGGTGGATATAGTGGACCTGATATTGCCCCAGACATTAGAACGCCAGATACAGGATATGACCCCTATGACCCAACTAAAGACCCTGACCCTGATCAAGGTGATCCCAGAAGAACAGACACTGGACCAAATCCTGCTGCTATTGCACGATCACAAGCAGCATCAGATCAAATAGGAAGAGACGCCGCATCTCTTGGACCTAGACAAACAGGTAATATTACAATAGTAAATCCAGATGGTTCAAGTTTTAACCGTAAAACTTTAGACACAGAAAAAGTAAAAGAAAGTGCTAAAACAAACAGAGTATATGGAAGAGCAGAAGGCGGCTTAGTATCAAGACCCAAGAAGAAGAAGTAAGACTAAATTAACCTATAATAATAATAAGGCTACCCAGCACTAGTTGCTGGCCCCACATAAAGGAAATACAATATGGCTGAACTAGCACAAGTAAAAACACCAAAGAGCGCAGGCTTCGTACAACCTAAGGGTGGTTCAAGCGCAAACAAGCGGCGTATAGAACGAGAAGAAGCAGAACTGAAAGAGCTTATTGAAGGACGGTCCGATGGGAATCAGGAACCCAATAGTGAGGCAGCTACGCCAGCCAAAGTACAAGATGACGGTAATACCAAACAAGAAGAAGCCAACTCTAAAGCTGAAGCACAAGAAGATGCAGCCTTAAGTAGCGAAGAGAAGACATACAAGAAACGCTACAGCGATTTAAGGAACCACTTAAATAAGCAGGCTGAAGAGCTTAAGGCTATGAAGGCACAACTAAATAATTCAGGCGCAGTGCGTCCACCTACCAGCGATGAGAGCATTGAGGCGTGGGCTAACAAGCACCCTGAGATTGCAGGCATAGTTGAGACTATAGCTGAGAAGAAAGCTCAAGAGAAGTTTAACAATGCAGATGAGCGCCTAAAGAAGATTGATGAGATGAATGCTACTGCTGAGCGTACTAAGTCAGAGAATGAGATACGAGCTATGCACTCAGACTTTGATGATCTACGGGGCAGTGATGCATTCCACGACTGGGCTGGCGAACAGCCTAAGTGGGTACAGGACGCTTTGTACGAGAACCAAGATGACCCAAGATCGGTTATTCGTGTTATAGATCTCTACAAGGTAGACAACGGCATGGACATTAAGGGTAAGAAGAAAGACACTAAGAGTGCCGCTTCTGCTGTAATGACCAAACGTACAACTAAACCAGACAACGATGACCCTGCAGGACACATACGTGAGTCTCAGGTAAACCGCATGTCTGCACAAGAATACGAGGCAAACGCAGACTCTATTATGGATTCTATCAGAAGTGGTAAGTTTATTTATGATATTTCTGGGGGTGCACGTTAAAAAGGTATTGACAATACGTAGATAACTGTTATAACTATGTATGTTAACTAAGTAGTGTAAAGCCCTATTCCATAGCTACCTTTACACTATTACTACAAGCAAGCCAAAACTACTAAGATAAGACTTACCTGCTTAAGTACAGGCCCGATAGTTCCACAGTTGGCAAACTGAGAACATATTGCACCCTAGAAAGAACAGCCTCTTACACAGTGTTTAAGCTTAATTATCATAAGCCAAACATCTATGGAGGATTATAATATGGCTTTTTCAACAGCGGCGGGATATGGAAATCTACCTAACGGTAATTTCAGCCCCGTAATTTATTCCAAGCAAGTACAACTTGCATTTCGTAAATCTACGGTATGTGGTGATATTACCAACTCAGACTATTTTGGTGAGATTGCTGCCCAAGGAGATACTGTAAACATTATCAAAGAACCAGAAATTTCTGTGAAAGAATACACTAGGGGTACGCAGGTCACAGCCCAGGATCTTGATGACGAAGATTTCTCATTAGTCATTGATAAAGCTAACTATTTTGCTTTTAAGATGGACGATATTGAGGAAGCGCATTCGCATGTAAATTTCATGGAACTCGCTACTAATCGTGCAGCATATCGTCTTGCTGACCAGTATGACCAAGAAGTCTTAGGCTACTTGTCTGGTTTCAAGCAAGGCTCTCTACACGCTGTAGCAAGCGCAGTCAACACCACAACAAATGGTGACGTTGCTGTAGCTACTGCAGGTACGGACGAATTGTTAAGCACTATGAAGCTAAACAAGGGTAGCTTTGGTAACATCACAACTACATCTGCAGGGGCGCATTCTATTCCCTTGACAGCACGTATGCCGGGTGCTACTTCTCTACCAACTGCTACAGCATCACCAGCAATGGTTGTTGCACGTATGGCTCGCCTTTTGGATCAACAGCAAGTTGACACACAAGGACGCTGGTTAGTAGTCGATCCAGTATTCATGGAGATTCTTCGTGATGAAGATTCACGCTTTATGAATGGCGATTTCGGTGAATCAGGTGGGTTGCGTAATGGCTTGTTCATTAACAACTTCCACGGTTTCCGTGTATACACTTCAAGCAATTTGCCTGCAGTGGGTACTGGTGCTGGTACATCAGGTACAGCAAACCAAAATGCTAATTTCGGCATTATAGTAGCTGGACATGATTCTGCTGTAGCAACTGCTGAGCAGATCAACAAAACGGAAACATATCGTGACCCTGACAGCTTTGCTGACATTGTTAGAGGTATGCATCTATACGGTAGGAAGATTCTTCGTCCAGAAGCAATCGTCACTGCCAAATATAACGCAGCGTAGGGGAGGAAAAACTTATGGCTACTTTAACCACATTTTTAGCGCCTACTCGTGGGACAGGTAATCCTTCGAGAAAGCCCTATATGATCGAAAATACTGTCGATCTTACTGCGAGTGCAGTTGACGCCTCATCTGGTGACATCATCCAAGCACTAACAGTACCTGCTTCAAGTGTTATTCTATGGGCTGGTTTCCAAGTTATGGAAAGCGCCACTATGGATTCAAACACTGACGCAACGGCAATTCTTGGTAACGCTGCAGATAACAACGAGTATGTTGCAGCATTTGATATTGATGGAGCAACAGATCTTGTCTATGCACCATCCGTAGCACCTGCTGGCGTTCTTGTCAATCCTGCAGACGAAACACTAGATCTTACTATTGCAGGTTCAGGGTCAACCTTTACTGCTGGTAAACTACGTGTATTTGCCATGTTGATGGACGTAAGCGAAGTCGGAGACATGACTGCTCAAGAAGTAGATCGTGACCTACTCGCATAAAGACTAAACTTTAGGGGCTGGGAAACTGGCCCCTTTAGCTTACCTTAAGGATATATAATGGCATATGATTATCTAGGCTTAGTTAATGACGTAAACAGACGGCTTAATGAGGTTGAACTTACTGCTTCAAACTTTAGCTCTGCTATTGGCGAGTACGCTATGGTTAGAGATTCTATTAACGTAGCTATACGATATATCAACCAGCATGAATTTGCATATCCTTTTAATCACGACACTAATACGTCTGTACTAGTTCCGGGAGTAGTACGTTACGCAATACCTACTGATGCTAAATACGTTGACTATAATACAGCTAGACTAAAAAAAGATACTACCATCAGTTTCTCAGGACAGAGTTTAGATACCCTTCCTTACAATGAATACATAGATAAACAATACATAAACCAAGAAGATGAAGTTGTCTCTACAACTCTCAATGGTTCACATTCAGCTTCAGTAACAACTCTAACGCTAACCTCTACAACAGGCTTTACTGCTAGTGGTACTATTCACTTAGGTGGTGAGCAGGTTACATACACAGCTATATCAGGCAATGACCTTACAGGCTGTAGTAGAGGTGTTAATTCAACTACTGCTGCTATCCATGCAAGTGGTACTACAGTTACACAGTTTTCAGAGGGTGGAGCACCAAGATTTATTGTACGTACACTAGACAATAACTTCTTACTGTACCCCTTCCCCGACAAACAATATCAGTTATCTTTTGATTACTTTACATTGCCTACAGACTTAGCTGCTGCTACAGACGTACCTAGTTTACCTATTCAGTTTAGATACATTATAGTAGAGGGCGCAATGTACACTGCGTACATGTTTAGAGGAGAGACACAAGAAGCTAACCTTATGAAGAATAACTTTGAAGAAGGTATTAAACAGATGCGTAGTCTCTACATCAATAAGTATGAATACATTCGTTCCACTGTTACTTCGGGTAGCACTATCGGAGCCTTCGCTTCTCAGAGCAGAGTCAGCTAATACATGGCAACGAATAGAGAATCATTTCCTGTAGAGTTTAAGGGTGGCTTAGTTACAAACTTAAGTCCTCTTCAGCAAGGTATTAACATGCCTGGATCTGCTGCAACCTTAAAGAACTTTGAGCCATCTATTACAGGTGGCTATAAGCGTATACTAGGGTTCTCTAAGTTTGATCCTTTTATTATACCTCCTTATGGCGCACCTGTTGTCTTCGGTGCAAGTCAGACAGGTACAACTTTTATTATAGCAGCAACTCACACTACCCCTGCTGCAGGAGACACACTTACTGTTGCGGGTATTGCAGGAACTTATACAGTAGGTAGTGTAGCCTTTGATGCAACTGCTAACAGAACAACACTAACATTAACCACTGCATTAGACTCAAGCCCTGCTAATGGTGCTGCAGTTACGTTTGTTACTGTCAGTTCTACCTTTAGGACTTTAGGAGTAGAGGTCTTTAATGATAGTGTACTAGTAGCTTTAAACAGTGATCTATTTAAAACAACAGGTGCAGGTTATACTAAAATAAATGTACCTTCCTACGGCACTGTACTTGTAAATGGTGCAAGTCAAACAGGAGCAACACTAGCAGTTGATGCCTTGACTGCAGTACCTCGTGTAGGAGATCTATTTACTGTAGCAGGTATCGATAAAGTATACACTGTTACTACGACAGCCACAGTATCTTCTGGTGGTTCTACCATAGCAATTAGCCCTAACCTAGCTTCAAGCCCTGCAGACAATGCAGTGGTTACTTTTATTAGCCTGAGCAGAGAAGGTGCTTTAAGAACACGATTTGTTGAGTATAACTTTACAGGCACTGAAAAGGTTGCTATTGTTGATGGAGTAAATGCACCAGCCCTTTTTGATGGTGGTACTTTTACAGCACTAGTTGATGCACCTACTGATGTTATCAGTGCAACTAATGTAATTGCTTTTAAAAAACATTTGTTCTTTGCAAACTTAGATCTATTAACATTTACTTCACCTTCTTTAGATACAAACTTTGATGCTGGTGATGGTGCAGGTAGTATTCGTATCGGTGACAATATCACTGGACTGTCAGTATTTAGAGAACAACTTATAATTTTTACAGAAAAGTCTATCTTTAAATTAACTGGAACTAGTTTAAGTAACTTTGCATTAACATCTATTACCCTAGACATTGGTTGTATTGATGGTGACACTATCCAAGAGATTGGTGGGGACATCATGTTCTTGACTGAGGATGGATTAAGACTTCTTTCTGCTACTGATCGAATAGGGGACTTTGGGCTAGGCGTAGTATCTAAGACTATTCAGGATGTTATGACCAAGTTTATTGCCTCTGCTAGTCTTTTTTCTAGTGTAGTTGTAAGATCTAAATCTCAGTACAGGGTGTTTGCTTTTAATCCTAACGTCATTGGTGCTGCATCTAAAGGTATTATTGGTACACAGTTTTCACCTCAAGGTGGTGAAGAGATGGCTTGGTCTGAGATAAGAGGTATGGAAGTCTTTGCTGCCTCAAGTAAAGTTGTAGACTCAGCTGAAGTAATTGTATTTTCTTCTGATACTGGTTTCTTGTTTAAGATGGAAGATGGAAATAGTTTTGATGGGTCTAACATTGCAGCTGAATACCTTTCTCCCTTCTTACCTTTAAATGATCCTAGAACTAGAAAAGCAATATACAAAGTTTATCTTTACACAGACCCAGTGGGATCAGTTAATTTTGACTTTAGTTTAAAGTTTGACTACGACGAAATAAACTCTGTTCAACCAGAAGCAATATCTTTTACTAATGCTACTGCTGCTATTTCTTTTTATGGTGACAACAACTTTGCAACTTATGCTACTACAGCCTCAGGCTCCAGCGGGGCAACCTCAGTAACAGTAGCAGCTAATACAAACATAGTTATAGGTAACGGAATAGTTGGTACAGGTATACCTGCTGGTACAACTGTCACAGGTATAAGTGGAACGACTATTACAATAAGTGCTGCTCTAACATCTACTATTAGTAACGTAAGAGTTACTTCAAGTGGGTCTGTATTTGGCGGTAAAGTACAGAATATATTTAGCACTCAAACCGTAGGTACAGGTTTTACAACAGCAATATCTTTTAAGAGCACGAGCCAAGATCCTCCTTTCTCTTTGGATACTGTTATGTTAGAATACTCTACAAAATCAAGAAGGTAATATTATGGGCACTGGTTACACAAGAAACGATACCACAAACAACATTGCTGATGGTAATGTTATTAATGCTGCAGACCTTGATGGTGAGTTTGACGCAATTGTAACAGCACTAGGTACAGGCGGTCACACACATGACGGCACAGCTGCAGAGGGCGGTCCTGTTACTGTCGTTGGTCCTGCACAGGACGTAGTTGTTAGTGCATCTATTGTGTCTCCTAAGACAGACAATACCCTAGACATTGGTACGTCTACCCTAGAGTTTAAAGATTTGTACCTAGATGGTACAGCACACATTGATACACTAGACGTAGATGAGAATGCCAACATAGATGGTAACTTAGTTGTTGGTGGTAATTTAACTGTAGCTGGTACTACAGCCTTTAATGGTGGTACAATTACTCTTGGTGATGCTGCTGGTGATAGTGTTGTCTTTGGTGCAGATGTAAACTCTAGCATTATACCTAATACAGATTCTGCCTTTGATCTTGGTTCATCAACTCAAGAGTGGCGTGATCTTTTCTTAGACGGTACAGCAAACATTGATACTGCGTCTATAGATAATATATCTGACGATACACTAGTAGCCACAAATAAAAAAATACAGTTTCGTGATACTGCTATTCATATTAGTTCAACTGCTGACGGTGATTTAGCTATTGCTGCAGACGATGAGATAGACTTAACCTCAACATTAATAGACATTAACGGTAATGTAGAAATTAGTGGCACACTTGCACAAGCAGATGCCATAACAATAGCTACAGATAAAAAGTTAATCTTTCGTGATTCTGCAATCCATATTAGCTCAACTGCTGATGGTGATATGAGCATAGCTGCAGATGACGAAATAGATATAACTTCTACATTAATAGACATTAATGGTAACTTAGAAGTCTCAGGTACTCTTACACAGACAGGTGTAGCAACCTTTACAGCTACTCCTATATTTAGCTCAGACGTTACTATTACTGATGATCTTAATCTTGTATCTGACGGTGCTGTAATAACCTTTGGTGCAAACAACGATGTAACAATTACTCATGATCCTGACGATGGTTTATTCTTTAAGTCTATTGCTACAGGAGCATCTAATCCTTTCCTATTAACAATTCAGACAGGCGAAGTAGATATTGCTGCTGATGACATAATAGGTAAAATTCAATTCCAAGCCCCAGACGAAAGCACTGGTTCTGACGCCCTCCTAATTGGTGCAGCTATACAAGCAAGAGCTACAGCAGCCTATGATGCAGACCAGGTTGAAACTGCACTAGACTTTATGACAGGTCAAACGGCTAATGCAACTATAAGAATGACAGTAGATCATGATCTTATTACAGCTGCTGAACCTATCCAAATAACTGACACCACTGCAGCAAGTAGCTCTACTACAGGCTCTCTTATTGTAGGTGGTGGTGCAGGTATTGCTGCTGATTTACATGTTGGTGATGACCTTGTTGTAACTGGACTAGCCACAATTGGTGAAACTCTTGCTGTAACAGGCATTGCTACTTTTACTGACGATATAATTATTGGCGATGG